ATCTTGATCACCTGTAACAAAATATATAAAATTGTACAAGTCCGTTGAACTCATTTTAAATGTGTCGTAGTTTGTTGAACCCACAGTGCGTTTTGCATATGCTCTAGCACTGGATCTGTGTCTTGCATACTTGGTAAGAAGTTCAAGCACCAACAGTGAAAGATAGGTTCTTTCACAACAATCTGTATAGGTCAATACTTTTTGGTTACGTGTGTCGCGAGTCATTCTCGCTTCATACAACGAATGAATGAAGTTCATGTGTGTGTTGATTGTTTTAGTAGTTTGTTGGCTCTGCTTTTCCATCGCCTGCCCCTAGATACATACTCTTGAACAATTGAACCATGTCATTTGTTTCTAAAAACTTAGACAAAGTTTCACTATTTTGCATTGCTTTGGTAAATTCTGATCTGATCATAGGTTTAACTTGGCTACTTGTCATCAATTTGCGAATAGTATCTGCTTGTCTGGCACTCACTTTAAACTTTTTGCCATCGTCAGTCACAACAGTATCAAGTGGATTTGGATTTCCTTGGCTGTCCAAAATTTTACCTAGTTGGTTGAACAAAGGTTCCTGTTTGAAATCCCTGTCCATTCCTCTGTTAGGATCATCTAATGGATCAATACCTTTAAACTCTTTTATAAATTCTTTTGCTTTCATTGTGTTCTCCTTATCTATTTATCGCTCTGTTGGCTCTAGTGAATCCAGAACGTTTCACCAATTTCATGCTGTCACCACCAGCACCTGCTACATAACCTTCTCCGCCCTTTTCACCGTCTATTGTTGCAATGATATCTGATTCAGTTGCATCCAGTTGATCTACCAACATATCTTTTGTTTCCATCAGAGTTGCAATGGTTCTAAACACTGCATCAAAACCTGTTTTGTTCCTAATGATATATTCTTTCACACGTGCTTTCTTTGGAGCACTCACCGTGCTACTGTCCAACCACTGATCAAAGTCTTTACCAAGATTGTCTAATCCTGTGTCCACTTTGCTGTTCACGTAGGTGTACAAAATGTTTGGCAAATCGGTAAGTTTAAGTTCAGTTAATTTTCCTTTGTTTAAAAACATATCAATAGCACCTGCATTTTTTCTCACTTCTGCGTCTGCAGATTGTAACATTGCTGTATCAACATTACCAGGATGTGTTTTTGTTGACGGTGGCAGTGCTAACAGTCCGTTGTCTTTGAAAAGATTTGTGTCTTTAAGAGGACTAATTGTTCCTTGTTCATTAATCACATGGTGTATCACAACACCCACTTTACTGTTTGCAATTCTTTTGCCTATGATACTGTTGGCATCTACACTGTACTCAACCACATTAGGTTTAAAAACAAATCTACTGCCTTCTTTTTGTGGTTGTTGGAAATATAACATATCACCTACAAAGTATCCTTGAAAATTATCAGGCATTGATTGTTGCACTGTTGGAAATGCTTGTTTCATTTTCATACTGTATTGTGCATAAGATTTTCTTTTTGCAGTATCTTTGGCTCTGCTCATAATCATGGATTCTAAATCATCTGCATTAGTGCTCTTGCCATCATAGTTTTTTGCATTGAATCCTGCTTTGTCTGTGAATATAAATTCATTGTTAGGATTGTTTCCAAACACAACTGCTGGTGAACCATCCCACTTGATTGACACACCTTGTTTGCCACTTGCAATATTTTTTAACATATCAATTGCTTTTAAGGCACCTTGGTGTCCATGAAACAATATCAAATCTTCTGCGTGTTGTATTCTTGCTGATTCTACAATAGGCTTACATTTGCCAGACGTTTTTTTAAATTCTACTAATTTCATACTGGGATCCTGTCCAATAAATTTCTAAACCATACAGTTGTACCTGCAACTATGTGCTCTGGAAGTTTCTTTCCTATCTTATCAAAACTGTCTTTGGCGTCTGCAATAAGATTAGCAAAGTCTGTTCTGTTTTTAATTTTTGCATGTATGGTTTCAACTGTGGACAAGTCTTTTGCTACTGCACCTTTGCCTAACAACAACTCCGCAATTTTATCAGGCTCTTTTGTGATAACTTCATTTGTTTCTCTATCCATCAAACCTGATTTAAAACTCCATTTCATGCCTTGTGCTTTTGCCACACTGGCTAACATCACGTGTCTATCACTGCCTTTAAATTGACTACCAACAGTTCCACTCAAACTAAATTTCATCCATTCAGGATCTCCAAACATAAAATCTGTTTGTACATTTCCATTTTTAATATTGCCTTGGATAGGAGTTTTAAAGTGTACACTCACTCCGCTTTTTTTGATGTGCTCTGCTGGATCCATATTCTTTGATCTCAACCATCCAGATAGTTTTGCAATCAATTGTTCTTTGTTGATTTTGTTTTGATCAACAGCAAGGTCAATATCTCCAGATGATGGAGCAAGTCCTGTTGTACCAAGTTTGTGATCAGTAAGTTCTAAGCCTGTGATTGTTTCCAGCCATTGAATTGTTGGCTCTACATCGACTCTATTAATTCGGATAGTGCCCGGCTGTCCATCTTGTGTTTTAAAGATGTTGCCACCTTCATTAATTCTTTTTTTCATCAATTATCTTCTTAATTCCAACTTTAAATTTTTTAGGATCACCATTACGGATACTGTTTATGAAACGTCTTTCTAGTTCAACTGCTGTTTCTTCTGGGTAATGACTCTGTATCACACCTAGTAAGTTTACAGCACTTTCAATAAGATTACTGCCAGTTGTTTCCAAAAAGTGTTCAGTGTTTCTGCTTTCTGAAATCCGGTTCAGTTCATCCAATATCGAACGTGTTTTTTTCTTCATAAATGACTCTTTTTCACTATTTACCGTATATAAGTCAGAAATGGAACAGGATAAAGCATTAGTGAACAGTATAACATAAACTTTATGTGTTGTCAACAACCAAAAAAAGCAAGGTATATGGGCCATAGATAAATACCTACATAATAATTTATGGATTTTTTAACATTTGTATCAGAAGTAGGGTTTCCAATAGCAGGTGCAGTTGCATCAGGAATCTTCATCTTTATCATATTGCGTTTCATATTAGCCACAGTGACAGGCTCTGTATGTGGTTTGAAAAATATAATTCAAAGTTTGGACAACAGAGTTCAAACAATGAACAATGATTTAATAAAAATAGATACCTTGCTGTCCCATATAGAAGGTGTAAAACCTAATGTGGATAGAATAGCCGCTAACGAAGGAAAAGAAGACGCAAGGAAAGACTAATGACTGTAGAACTAGCCAACGCAATTAAAGAATTTGGATTTCCAATCATAGCCGCATTTGGACTAGGTTACTTTGTCTACTACGTGTGGATATGGGTAACTAAAGAAATCAAGCCTGTGCTTTCAGATGCAAACAGAACATTGATTGGTTTAATAGATAGAATTAGAATGCTAGACAATGATATGATCAGATTGACTCAAAAACTGAATATGTTGCTAGAACAAAAAGAAAAAGAAAAGAATAACAAATCCAAAAAATAACTATTTTACAGTAAACACTTTAATTTTTTCAGTTTTGCCTTTGACTTTAATTGTGCCCAAACTGTGAAACTTGAACCCATCTGTTTGAACTTTTGTTTTTTCACCTACCACAAGTGTACTGCCTAATTCTTTTGAACTGCTCTCCAATCTACTTGCTAGATTGACATCATCTCCTATCACAGAGTAATCAAATCTTTGTTCGGATCCCATGTTACCCACCAAGGCCTCACCTGTGTTAATACCTATACCTATCTTGATCTCTGGCAACTTTTCTTTCTTTAATTCTTTGTTAAGGCGTTTCAATTCCTTTTGCATTTCAATGGCACTCTTCACTGCTCTGTTGGCATGGTCTTTGATATCTAGTGGTGCGTTCCAGAATGCCATGATACAATCGCCCATGAACTTGTCTATGGTTCCACCATTGCTGATGATAATGTCAGTCATTCGTGTTAAGAATCTGTTGATCAGTTTTGTAAGTCCTGCAGGATTGCCTTTGTATTTTTCACTGATTGGAGTAAAGCCACGTATGTCTGAAAACATAAATGTCATTGTTCTTGTTTCTCCACCCAGTTTCAATAGTCCAGGATCTTTCTGCAGTTTTGCTACCATGTCAGGTGCTAGGTAGTGTTCAAACTGTTTTTTAATTTGTTGTCTTAATCTACTTTGTGTAGCAAAATTATTGAATGTCAAGTGTGCCCAAGTGATTGAAAGCAATAGCACTGCCCAACTGGCATCAGCCATCACATTCATTGAGGAGTACATATACCAACTTGCATAACTGATACTGCTGACACTCAACAACAGTATTCCAGCAGTCCATAACACATTTAATCTAGGCACAATGATTAAAAATATCAACAACAAAATAGTTGTGCCTATTATTTCATATAGATTTAAATTGTTATCTCTTTGTAAATCTGTTTTCGTCGCAATAGTATCCATGGCTTGAACGGATATTTGCATATCAGTCATTAAACCTAAAGGAGTGTCTTTGAGTGTGCTTAACCCAGCGGCATTTAAACCAACAACAACTATTTTGTTTGTTAGGTCTATATCATTTGTCATTAATTCATTTACACTTATAGTTGGAATAGTGTTAGGGTATGCAAAATTTATATTGATCATCGCATTTGAATTTGGTCTAATAACAAATTGTCTATTAAGATAAATTTCTCTTACTCCGTCTTGTGCTGTGACAACCTTGTATGCACGTCCATTCATTACTACTCTCAATGTTTCAAGTATTTGTGCAGGCACTACACCTTGGTCTGTGTTTACAAGTAATGGTTGGCTTCTTACTGTGCCGTCGATAGATGGAATCATAATGTTGACTCCTACACCTTTTGCACTGTCTAAAAATATAGGAAGATTGTTTACTACACCTAGGAAATTAAACAGCCAACCTTTTGGGTCTGCACCTTTGTACATTATGTTTGGTTTTTTAATTTTTCCGTCAGTGGCACTATTTTTGACACTGTACATCAGCACAGCATCACCTACATTAAAAAATTGTGCCAAGGTCTGGTCATTGTCAGGAATCAATAATAGTTTATCTTTTAGTTCTGTAGGTAAGTTTTGCGTTTCAACAAACGAACTAGCATTTAATCTGTCTGGTTCGCTGAATAGAATATTATATTGCACTGTGTTTGCTTTTTGATTTATAATGCGTTGATGTATTTCTGCAACAAAATTTCTACTCCAAGGCCATTGCCCATACTTTGTGAGATCCTCTTCTGTGATTTCTACAATAACAAAATGATTGGAAGTAATTGTTCTAGGTTGAATTTGTTGATAGTAGTCAAAAGTTTTAAGCCTTAATATTTTAAGTGGCTCTACGTCATACACTCTTAAACCCACACCGATCATCACTGTGATACACACTATCCATATGCTTGTTAATATTTTCATTGTTGTTTAATTCCCATTACTTCTCTTAAGTTTTCTTTGAAAGTTTTGCCATTACCCCAATCCATTAATGCAATTAAACTGCATATAGGAAACGTCATTATGTAAAATATAGGTGTAACAAGTAGGTAAACAATTATCCATTTAAAAAATTTACTCACCCTAACTCCTTTAGTCCTTCCAATATGCCAATAGATATGCCAAAGAACAGTGAAAGACCTAACAAAATCACAGGACTTAATAACCACAAGTACCAGTAATAACGGAATATGTTTTGTCCTCTTGATAATCTTATTTTTCTTTGGTCAAGGAACCAATGCACTATTCTTTTAATAAAATTCTTTACGTGTTGGTTTACAAATTTTGCCAGTATCCAACGCACCACTCTCATCACAATCAATATGGGAGAACTTAACACATCAAAAACAATAAGAAATATGTCAACACTAAGGTCTACCATGTTGTCTGCTGTCATGGCTTTACGCCATCTTTCTCTGATTGTGAGTTTCTTATCCATTAGCCTCCTCCGAATCC